TTCAAATTAGTCGAGCAGATATATCTCCCGATGAGATATTAGATTTACAATCTGAGACACGCTTCTTAAAGCTGCCTACAGACCCCTACCTGGATCTGTTAGGCGTTGTACCCTTACCCTCGCAGGTAGCAATTATAAATGCGATTAATAATCCTAAGTACAGATTTGTCTGTGCAGCAGTTTCAAGGCGGCAAGGCAAAACATATATCGCAAATATAATCGGGCAACTCGTATCATTAGTTCCCGGTTCTAACATCCTAATCATGTCTCCCAATTACTCGCTGTCTCAGATTTCTTTCGACTTGCAAAGAAATCTAATCAAGCACTTTGATTTAGAGGTAGCAAAAGATAACGCGAAAGATAAAGTTATTGAGCTGACAAACGGCTCTACAGTTCGAATGGGTTCCGTGAACCAGGTTGATTCCTGTGTAGGTCGTAGTTACGATCTCATTATCTTTGACGAGGCGGCGTTGGCAGACGGACGTGATGCGTTCAACGTAGCTCTTCGCCCTACTTTGGATAAGGATAACTCAAAAGCTATCTTTATTTCAACCCCTCGGGGCAGGAACAACTGGTTCGCAGAATTCTTTGATAGAGGATTTAATGATGAGTTTCCAGAATGGTGTTCAATACGGGCTACTTATAAAGATAATCCGCGCATGTCTGAGACGGATATACAGGAAGCTAAAAAATCTATGTCCGACTCAGAGTTTAGGCAGGAATACGAAGCGGACTTCAACACTTACGAAGGTCAAATTTGGAACTTTAATCACGAAAAGTGTATCGCTAATAATGAAGAGCTTGATACTCGTCGCATGGATGTATTTGCTGGCCTCGACGTGGGTTATCGTGACCCAACGGCATTTATGGTTGTAGCATATGATTGGGATGAGGAGGTGTATCACGTATTGGATGAATATCTTGATGCCGAAAAGACTACTGAGCAGCATGCCGCTGTAATTCGAGGTATGGTTGACAAATGGGATATCGACTACATTTACATAGATTCCGCAGCACAGCAAACTCGATTTGACTTCGCACAAAATTACGATATTAGTACTGTAAATGCAAAGAAGTCAGTATTAGATGGAATCGCACAAGTGGCGGGTATAGTTGATAACGATAAACTTATGGTCGATCAGCGATGCGGTGAAGTACTATCTTGCCTTGATCAATATCAATGGGATCCAAATCCAAATCTCGCAAGAGAAAAGCCAAAACATAATCGAGCATCGCATATGGCAGATGCTCTTCGATACGCACTATACTCATTTGAAACAAGTCAGAGCGGGTTTTAAAGATACCTACAAAAAATAGTGTTTGACAATTTATCTTACAAGGGCTATAATTCAAAATGAAAAAGCTGAAAAGAGATCCGGTAAAATACATAAGAGATCGAGCTAAATCAAAGTATGAAAAAGGTTCAGAATGTCACATTTGTGGCGCTGACACAGAACTCGACTTTCACCATTTTTACACTTTAGCGCCTCTACTAAGAGAATGGTTAAAAGTAAAGCAGAAAGAGAGACCTGCGCATTATACGGACGAGTATATTGTAATCTGGCGAGACGAGTTTATAGAAGATAAATGGGCGGAGCTGTACGAGCACACAGTGACACTTTGCCATAAACATCATTTGGAACTGCATAGATTGTATGGCAGAAATCCAGCCCTAGTGACTGCAAAGAAACAAATGCGCTGGGTAGAGATTCAAAGAGACAAACATGGCATGGTATAATTTTTGGCAAAATAAAGATACAGAAGAGAAGCTGAATCCTGCCCAGCCATACTACGACCATAAAGTAGAGCCCTCACGTGAAAAAGTAGTTAACTACGAGAGAGCCTATGAAGACCTCGAAATTGTAAACAGAGGCGTTAACATGATTGTTGATGATACTTCTGAAATACCAATTTCTGTAGGCGGCCAAGTACAAGGAATGTCTAGTGTAGTAAAAGGTATTAAGCGTTCGCGAGTAGAGCTACTCTTAAATAAAGAGCCAAATCCTTTTCAAGACATTAGCACTTTTCGTCGTAATTTAATTACTGACTATTTACTTGACGGAAACATTTTTATTTATTTTGATGGTGTACATATGTACCATTTGCCTGCAAACAAAATGACAATACATGCAGATGATACAAAGTATATTGAAAAGTTTACGTTTAATGAAACAATTAGCTATAAGCCAAGTGAAATTATTCACATAAAAGACAATTCATTCTATTCTATCTATAGAGGAGTTTCAAGATTAAAACCTGCTTTACGAACCATGATACTCATGAGAAGTATGCGCGATTTTCAGGATAACTTCTTTAAAAACGGCGCCGTTCCAGGTCTTGTACTCAAATCTCCTAATACTCTATCAGAAAAAATTAAAGAAAGAATGATTCAATCTTGGTCTGCACGTTATAGACCAGATGCAGGAGGTCGCAGACCTCTTATTCTTGACGGCGGAATTGAAATAGATAAAGTTTCAAATATAAACTTTAAAGAATTGGATTTTCAATCTGCAATTTCAGAAAATGAAAAAATTGTACTAAAGGCACTCGGCATTCCACCAATTATGTTAGACTCTGGTAATAATGCTAATTTAAGACCTAATATGAGAATGTACTACTTAGAGACTATTCTTCCTATTGTACGCAAAATGAACTTTGCACTGGAAAGATACTTTGGGTTTGCACTTTCAGAAGATATAACAGATATTCCGGCATTACAGCCAGAATTACGAGATCAATCTCAGTACTACTCTGCATTAGTAAATACTGGAATTATCTCTCCAAATGAAGCTCGAGATGCTCTCGGGTTCGCTTCAGTAGAGGGATATGATGATTTGCGAGTTCCAGCAAATATTGCTGGTAGTGCTGCAAATCCGGACGAAGGCGGAAGGCCTGTAGAAGAAGGAGAAGAGTAAATGGCAGTACGTCAAAAACAAAAAGTTTTAGATATTGCTCACGAACATTTTAAGAAGCACAAGCTTCCTTTAGATGTAGACTATAAAACATACCTGGCTAAGGTAGGGCCTACAGATGCGCTTCATGCGATTTCTGTAAAAAGAAGCTTTAAAGCATGGAAGTACTTACTTCACGCTTTAAAAGTTAAGCATCCAGAGCTAATGGAAGCTCCTAAGCCAAAACCTGCTCCGAAGCCTAAAGCTGCTCCGAGCAAGCCTGCAAAAGCAGAAGCAAAGAGTGAAGACTAATGGAAAAGATTTTTAACCTTACTTCTACGTTTAAAGCACTCAATGAAGACGACGATGGTAGCGTCCACATTTGCGGAATGGCTAGCACTGCTGACTTCGACCGAGCTGGAGATACAATTTCAGCCGAAGCATGGACCAAGGGCGGCCTTGGTAACTTCGAAAAGAATCCTATCATTCTTTTCAATCACGATTATAACAAGCCTATCGGACGCGCTACAGGACTTAAAGTCACTGAAAACGGTCTTGAACTTAAGGCTAAAATTTCTAAGTCTGCGCCCGATCATGTCGCGCAGCTTGTAAAAGAAGGCATTCTTGGAGCATTTTCTGTTGGTTTCCGAGTCAAGGATGCTGATTACCTATCGGAAACCGACGGATTAAAGATAAAGGATGCTGAGTTGTTTGAAGTATCAGTAGTATCGGTACCTTGTAACCAAGCAGCTACTTTCTCTCTCGCGAAATCATTTGACTCTATTGAAGAGTACAATGAATTCAAAAAAACTTTCACTAATAGTGTAGATCTAGCCGGTCAGTCTCTGGCTAAAGATGAAGATTCATTTGAAGCTAGTGATGCACCGGATGGAACTGAAAAGTCAGTTCAAAAGGAGATAACAATGTCGGAAGTAAAAACTCCCGAAATCGACCTGGAGGCTTTTGCTAAGAAGGTAGCGGATGAGACTGCTGCTAAAATCGCAATTCGTCAGGCCGAAGAAAAAGCCGCTGTTGAAGCAGAAGCTAAAGCAGTACAAGAAGCAGCAGAAGCTGAAGCCGCAAAGCAGGCTGAGGTTGAGACTGTAATCAAAACTGGTATTGAGTCAGGTGCTGAGCGCCTCTTGGCCGACGTCGAAGCGAAGCTCGCTGAGAAAGATGCTAAGATTGAGGAAGTAATTGCTCAATATAAGACTGACCTCGAAGAGAAGAATGCTGAGATCACTGCTATGCGTGATTCAAAGCGTGTATTCGCTGATCGTACCGAGTCTGGCAACATTTCAAAGTGGGGCAAGGACTTCATGTACGGACACCTTCTTGGTGTTATGACTGGAAAAGGTTGGGAAACTAACTACTCGAAGAGCCTTATGGAAAAAGCAGGTATCAACTATGCAGCTAATGCTGGTGATATTGCTCAAGAAGTCTCTACTGCAATCGAGAAGGAAATCATGCTCGAGCTTAAGCTCGCTCAAGCTTTCCGTGAGATCACAATTAACTCACAGACTCAAGTATTGCCAATCCAGACAGACGCAGGTCCTGCAGCTTGGGGCTCAAACACTGATACCGCAGGTAACTTGGAGAACCGTCCTCAAGTCACTAACGTACAGTACAATGCTAAGCAAGTAATCCTGAAAGCAACTCGATTGATCTCGACTACTTTCATGGACAACAACATTGACGAAGAAGTTCTTGTTAACTTGATGCCAATGCTTGTTGAGTCAGTTGCACGTGCACACGCTCGCGCAGTAGACGGAGCTCTTCTTACTGGTA